TGTAAGCCATGTCATCATAGTCTACTGCTTCGTGAAACTCCAAGTCATCCATGTAAACTGAGAAGCTCAGGCCATTCTTAGTAAACTCAGCCTGTAGATCAACCTCAGATACAATCTCTTCTACTGTGTCAATGACACTCATTACAACCACTCCTCTGGTATAGTACCCTCTGCCCAGACAAACCCTTGTCGGTCTGCCCACTCACCACAGGTCATCTTAGACCCATCCTTTCTTTTCTTAGCACCCTGTATGGTAGAGCTTGCCTTCTGAAATACAAAGCGGATATCCAAGTCGGGATACTGTGCCTTGATTGACTTCATCTTGCGCTGGCTATCCTGTCTAAGATAACCCTTAAGCTCTACGATCATATTACCTACTGCTAAGTCAGGGATGTAGTGACGTTCCACATAGTAGGCCATCTTGTCTGGCTCGTACTGGTATGAAACGCCACGCTCGTTAAGGTCTTCGATGACCCTTGCCTCAAAAGTCCCCTTGGTCTTTAGCATCAGCGGTATCATCTACATCATTGAACATCTCTTGGTTATCATCCTTCACTACTGCTTGGGTAATGTAACCATCCTCTTCATCAAAGAGGTTAGTGGTAGGCATACCGTACTCTACCAAGTCAATGACCTGTACACCCAGCATCTTTAGGGATACGCCAACAGTCTTAGTAGCTGGCATCATGTAAGGGTTGGGCTGTACTTTAACAATCACCTTAGAACCATTACCGATTAGAGTGTCGGGGTTGATAGGCTTAACCTTTGAGTCACAGACAAAGGGTTTCTGTACTCGTTTAGTTCCATCACGTAGTACCTGTACTGCCTTGAGTTTACAGTTGAACGTGACGTTACCAGTATCGTTACCATCTTCATCGTACTCAGTGGTGTAGGCTGGAGTAGTGGACAGGACAGCTTTGAGTTTCGGCTGTTCCTTGACAACTTCAGCTAGCTTCTGGGTTGCGTAGCTGTCTAGTTGTTCACACAATTCTGCTGCTTCTGTGACAGGCATCACTACCTTGATAGTGTACTGTCCTTCAGGTACAAACTTTGTATCAGGCTCCATTACTTTTGCCCACATTGCTGAACCTTGTATCTTCATGTGTTTCGTTTCCATATATGTAAGCTCCTTAAGCTTTCGGTTAAATGGCAATAGGGGAACTTTAGACTAAGCAAAGAAGTATTCAGACTGTAGTACCTTGCGTATGTCTAAGTCACCTAGTGCTGGTGGCAGAGGGACATCCTCTGTACCTAAAGTTTGTATAGCATGATCTCTTAACTCAGTCAACACATCATGCTGCTCGTACATCCTAACAAACTCCTGACGTATAAGGTCAGACATCATAGGCATCAGGCTACTGTGTGTGCCGTAGCTGTCATGTACCATAGCAAAGTCTAGGATGCCACGGTTAACACAGGCATTGATGGTCTTGGTCATAGCTGCTGCATCCAGAGAGTGGATGAAGTTAGGGCTACTGCCTGAACCTGTACGTCTGCGTGATACTGTTGACTGTTCCTCAAGCATGTTAAGCTTGACGATCTCGCCATTGATGTGCGTCTTGATGCGCTTAGTTGTTGTGTTATTGTATGACTGTAACACTAGCCAGCCTGTGGGCGTAACCCACTCCATGTGTTTGTTTACGTCAGCATATACATCTCCTACTGATTTGATATAGTCCATCACCCTGCTGGCTGCAACGATCACATTACTTATAGCATCCCATACATAGTTAGCAAGGTATACACTTGCAGGGAACAGGTCTTCACCAAAGGGATTGTCACCTGTATCGTTGATCTGTTCTTCCATAGCCTCTTGGATGTAGGCTCTACATGAGTGCTTAGTACCTGAGTATGGTACGATCATCACTGGCCTCTTGGTTAGCTTACGAGAGACACCAAACCTCTTCCACTGACGTGACATCTCTGTGTCCTCGTTCATCACACGTGCCATAGCTTCCATTGCTACCTCAGTGTAGATATCCTGAGGCTGTGCGGCAGGTAGTAGATTGGTAGCCCTACCCCCACGCTCATCCCTTAGGATGGCTGAGAGGTGCTGTAATCCATTACAACTGCCATCTGCTGAGACAGGTAGGGTTGAGATGTAACCCCAGCCCTGACGTACTAGCTGTGCGAACTCAAAGCACCATGCTAGGAATTGGTAAGGCTTGTCAGCCTCAAGCCACAGCAGATTATCGTAAGGGTTCTCAGCAATACGAACAAACTCATCTGACTTGTCCCATGCCCATGACTCACGCTGGTCTAGTGTGATCTTGTCGTTACCATACAGGTTAGCACCATGAATACACAACCATCGTGCCTCATCCCAGTTGTTGATAGCCACACCATTACTAAATGTAAGGAGTGACTTGCTCCAGTCTGCTGACTGAGGAGAGAGGAAGGTACAGCTAGCATACTTGCGTGACCTAAAGTCATTCTGCCATACATAATAGAACTCATCATGCTTGGCATAGTCCTCAGCTACTTGCAGTGTACGCTCAACCTGTATGCGCTTGCTCACGGTGCGGTTGTTATGGGAGTAGATAGCATTACGCTGTCGTGACCATAGCACAAACTCTTCTCTGTCTGCCCCAGTCAATTCCTTAGGGTCTTTGTCAAAGGGATACATGGGTAGGGGTAGGTCATCCTTTGCAGGTAGCTTACCCCACTGCTGCCCACCATCCCATACAGTACGCAGTACCTGTAGCACAGGCTTGTTGATCTGCCATGCAGTACGCTGTAGTGCGTTAAGGCATGAGTATTCCTGACCTAACTCAGCGTCCTCTAGTCTTCTTAACTGTTCACCTACACTCATCTTCGCCTCACTATCGGTAGCTCTGGTATGTAATCACTGTGGTATCCACCACCTGTTACGCTTGTCCAGTCCTTAGGTACTATGAGACAGGGTGCAAAGCGTGGCCTTGCTGTCTCAGTGTACTGCCTAAAGCCATTGATCCATGCCTCAGTCTCTGCTGTAGCCTTAACAATTGTGGTAGTCTTGGTCTTGCCTGACCTCTGCTTCTGTAACTCTACTAGACCTGTAGTTCTTACGACTACATCTATCATCCTACAGCCTACGTGGATACGGTCAGACTTGTTCCACTCAGTATGCTTGAACCCATCCTTGTTCATCTTGTGTGTCAGGCCATAGCGTCTAGCATTACTAGACTTCTTCAATGCCAGCTTGATAGTGTTACGTGCTACGTCACCCTCATCTGCTACCCACCTGTCTAGTCTGTCCTGCATTTCAATAGCACCACCAATGATGTGTGCTAGGTACAGTAGTCCCTGCCTGTGAGAGATACCATCTATTAAGGTAATCAGTGACAGGTAGGCTACCTCTTCTACCTTCATGTCTTTAATAAGACCATAAGTTATGTCCCTGTTGGACTTAGGGTTGTCTATTAGTTCCTTTACTCCTGCTGCAACAGCACTAACAGTGCGTGATACAATGACCTGTCCATGTTGGGTGCGAGACTCAGACTTACTGGCTACAGCCTTGTCTAAATCCTTACGGTATCGTTCTATACCTGCTGTTATCATCTCTTGTTCTAGTGATAACTGAGTTTCTAAAGTTCCCCTCATGGTTAAGCCCCCTTAAACTATACTTAGTATACCCATAGCACTACCTACGATAACGCTTAGGATCATTAAAGCAAACTGATAGGGTACTACTGCTTCATAGTCAGTAGCCATACCATACAAAGATACTGCTGCTATCATTGCAAAGATACTTAGTAGTATTACTGCCATCACTCTTCTCCATAGTAACGCATCATCCACTCCTGCTGGGCAGTAATGATCTCATACTCATCAGCATCCTCAGACCACTCAGCTAGGCACTCAATACAGAACCACTCTATCTTATTATCAATAGCGTATACTGCTTCTGCCTCACCCTTGTTACAGTAGGGGCAGGTCTTAAAGCCCATACTCATTTTGGTTTCCCCATCGTAAAGAATACTTTGTCTCCTACAGACAGGCTAGGTACGTCAGGATTTACATTCTGCTTACCTACATACTTCACTTCATACCCAGCTTGGATATTATCCTGTGCTGTAGCAAAGAACTCTGCGTTGTCATACATAAACAACCCTACAAATACTGTCAAGATAATCATTAGATACTTTCCCCTTCTTCTTTTACTCGTAACATTTTACCTGCTGTGTAGCCATGCTTGAACTTGATCCAGTACTGGGCTTGTGCGTCCTTGTCATACTGGTTGTCATACTTAACAGCATGATAGCCGTTGTGATATCCCATGACATAGGCATCATCGTACTTGTTACGTGATAGCTGGTGCTTGTAGTTACTCATCGTCCTGCTCCTCTTGAGTATAATAAGAATAAAACCCACAGTTAGGACATTGCTCTGGCAACGGTGCAATATGCTCCTCTGTGTGCTTGCAGTTCAAGCACTCTAATAAAGTTTTAATCATCGTCCTTACTCCACACTAGATTGTTTACCCGATAGTAAGCAGTCTCTAGCTTACCTACCTGAGACATCCACACATCCTGACACTCAGTCAAAGTCTGTAGTACATCGCCTAGTATTTCATTCATGTCCTTCAGTGCTTGCTGCTGGTCTGCATTGAGTACCTTTAGCAAGTCCTTCTTGGCTTTCTTTCGTGCTGCTTCGCGCTTGTGATACTCTTTCATATGATCGGTCATTGCTTTGCTTCCTTCTTGATTGCATGATTGCTTTATGTACTGGTGTTATCTTCATTAGTCATCAGCCCTGTCAACAGGCCAGTCATTATCTACTGCTAGTCTTACCACGTTGTCGTTACTGCTGTCAAGTTCTATCTCATAGTAGTTCATAAAGATAGACAACTCGCCATG